ATGCTAGTTACAAATAATCTTGCCATTTACTTTTCTCCTTAAGACAGGTACGCTGTCCCTGAGAATGGTTGAGCCATTGTCAGTGTTAATTGATTACTACTATTATAGTCTATGCCTGTTTCTAATACATCACCAGCACTTGTTTTTACAGTTACATTTGGTCTAAATCCTAAATTATGAGTTATAGATACAGAATATACTCCAGACACTGGGCCAGTCACTTGAGCTAGCTCCCATGAATATTCAAAAGCATAATCTGAACCCTCTTGAACTAACTGAATTACTGTTGCTCCAGACCAGGTAGAGTCTGATAATTTTGGTCCATAAAAATCTGTATTTGCTGTATTGTAATAAAAGTCTCCAGCAACACCTAAATTATTTGCTGGGGCACCAGACCCATTTAATATAGTTCTACCTGCTGGACCTTGTGGGCCAGGGGTAGATATAACTATATCATTTACTACTTCTGTTACTACTACTGTTTCTGTCATATTGTTACCGACCTGCTAAGAGTCAAAAATCCTTCTAGGAGTTTTGTCTTAACTGCATTAGAATCGGTAAGCATTAAGTCATAAGATGATTTTGGATAAAATAATTTATTTGTTTGAGTTGGTGTCATCCTAACTGTCAACTTACCGTTAGGAGCGTCTATAGTGATTCCACCAGATGGTGAGGTTAAAGTAAAAGCTAATTTAGATCCGCCCTTTGTATCACGGACTTGCAGCTTAGCAGAAGCGCCAGTTAAATTAATTGCGCTTCCTGTATTGTCTTTATATTCAACAATAAAAGTAAAAGTGGTGTTTTGATCCACTTCGAAATTTTTTTGTCCTGCCATTTGCTAGTACTCCTAAATAGGAAAACTCCTATGCTTATTTTAGCACAGGAGTCGTCCTAATCTATATTAAATAAATATTACTTTTTAGTAAATCCAAAGGCTGTCTCGTTTGGATTGAGTGCCTTTAGGATAACTGGTAGACATGCTGCAATACCACCCTTGATTAAGTCTCCTGGGTCAGTATTTCCAGTCATGTAAAGAGCAATGGCTGCACCTAAAAAGTGACGACCATAGCTTGCCAACGCTGCTAGAATTTTTTCTTGCATTGTTACCTTTCCATCATTGTTTAGATCTTCTTTTGGCATAAGATCCTCCTATTTCTGGGCCTTGTGCCCAGGAATTTTGGGTTTTACCCCAATTCTATTATACTCTTTTAAGCAGAAATATCAACAAGCTCACAATTACCGTCTGAACTGCAGGCTAATGTAGCATTTGTAGATGTTCCATCTTCGGTTTCATAAAAAGATAAATCTTCCCAACGAATAGACTTTGGCATCTTAGATAACAAGTCTTCGTATTCCTCTTTTGTTACTTCCTGATATGGTGCTTGCTTGTAAGAGTGATCTGAAGATGGCAAGAATGAGATACCAGAGACTTCATCAAAGTTTTTGTACACCCATGCTCCAACTTCCATCCACTCATCTTCTTTAACTGAAACTGTAATTGATGGCTTATGTTCACACCATGCTCTTTGGTATACCAACCAAGTATTTAGATGATCGATAGCAGTTAAATCATTTCTTACAATAGCATCTTCTGGTGCTTTAATAGGAAATGAAAACACATATGTATCTGTTGGCTTCATTACATCATCTTCTACTGGTATGCCCACCTCTTTTAAGAATGTAGAAATTGGATCTCCTTTAGAGCCACGAACTGTACGAATATAATATTTAGAATGCCATGGATGCATTCCTGAAGAAACCCCTACCAATTGAGATACTGTTCCTGAAGGCTTTACACAGGTAATTGCTGCAGATTCTTGTATGCCAATTTTTTTAGCCTCTTCTTTATTTACTTTTCTTGCCTGTTCACGAAGAGATACTAATGTAGATTCTAGTTTATCTAGCCCTTGCTTTCCAGAAAAGAATTTATGCCCAAATTGACCAGTTAAAGATACCCCTAATAGTCTTTCCTCTTCTGTATTATCTTTCCAAATTTTACGTAGGTATTTAAAATCTGTTAGTGTAGATTGCCATGTTCCTAAAATAGTGGCAAGTCTTACTTTGTTTTCGACATCCTCAACTGTATCTTTTTCACGTAATACGACTTCTGAAAGATTACAAAACTGATAAGGACGCAAAATAATTTCTGAACAAGGGTTCGTTCCATAGTGTATTTCAGGATCCCGTCTTCCATATTTAGCTGCCTGCGCCTGAGCAGCGGCAACATTGTAGATTCCACGTTCTCCAGATTTTGAGTCATAAAGATTTTTCCATTCTGCTATAAATTGTGCCATTTCTGGTTTTCTAGAATAGGCAACTGAGTTATTTGATAATGCTCTTTGTGGATTATTTTCCCACCAATTTCCTGATTTAGCTGCTGCCATTTCAATATCATTGATATTAGATAATGAAATCATTGCAGATCTACGTACTCCGCCAACTACAACAACTTCTCCAATTTTACACATAATGTCATGACACTCAATTGGCTTTAAATTTCTTCCAACTGCACCTTTAAATATTTTAATTGTAAAATCAAAAAGATTAACTAATGGTTGTGGACCAGAAGATCTTCCACCCATAGTTTTAAGTCTTGCGCCTGCTGGTCTAAGTTTAGTTACATCAATTGCTGGAATTTGTCCAGACCAAAGCAACGCTAGTAATTCACGGTATGCTTTTGCCCAACCTTGTTTTGAATCCTCTACTGAAATTACAGTTGTTGATTTTTCTAGTGATTCTGGAACGGAAGGAAGTTTATTAATATATTTATATTCAACAGAAAATCCTACTCCAGTTCCACACATAAGAATATACATTGTTTCGTCAAATGATCTTGGTGAATCTACTGGAATAAAAGAACAATTGTATCCTGCAACATGGTCTCTTTCTAATGCTGCACCAGATGTCATTACTGCTCTCATTGAGGGCATAACGTTTCTGTTAAGAACTGCCTCTTTTAATTCCTGGATTAATTTGCTTGATGGCTCATATGAATACTCTTTAAATAAATAATCAAGCATAAAATTAAAATAACGATCTACTGTCTCTCCCCAAGTTTCTCTACGATTCTCTTCTGGAATCCATCTTGCGTAACGAGATAATGCAATAAAATTTTCATATGGGTTTTCAATAACTGTTGACATATAGACCTTTTTCTCCGCCCAGCGGTTTAATTATTTTTTTTGAATGAGATCTAAGTGTATCAAACTTTATTTATAATGGAAAGAGGTTATGAGAATTTTTTAAAAATATGGTCAAATGCATTATTGGTCAACCGCAACCAATTATATTCTTCATGTATTTTAGTTGACTGGGCATAATAATAAGATGAATATGCTTTAAAATTTAAATCTATATCTCTCATAAGCTCAAGTAGATGTTGATAGTCTGGCTCATAAACTTTACCCTCATGCATATAATCCCACGGAGAATCTATTAATTCCGATTTTAATTTTAGTGGACCAATATAATTTTTATACTGAGCCCACTCATATGTTGATATAGTTGGCATACCAGTAGCCAATGCCTGTAGCGGTATAAAACCAAATCCCTCTCCGTAACTAGGATATATTAAAACATCATGATTGTGATAGAGTCTTACAAGTTCCTGATCATTTAATACAGAAGTATTTAAAAAAACATTATTGTATATTTCATGAGGTAGGCCTATAATATTTTTATCTATATAATTATTAAATACTCTAGCTGTACTATGATTAAAAGCTTTTATTGTTAAAGAATATCCTGGTTTATTACCAAATAAATATCCAAATGTATCTACTACTAATTGTCCACCTTTTCTTGGAGAAGGTTCTCCTATATGCAAAAACTTTAAAGTTTCTTTTTGTTCTCTTTTTTTAGGTGTCCACATAGGATCTATGCCATGTGGAAATACTTTTATATTATCAAATCCATTACTATCAAATACATTAGCACACCAATCTGATGTTGTCCAGAATTCATCACAATGTCTTATGTTGTCATGCCACCTTTGAGGAATAACTGTTGACTCCCAAGGAGTGTACCCAATTTGATATTGTTTCCTGTGTAATTTAAAAAGATCTGGTTGTGAAAAATTTAATTGAACTGGTGATTTGGGGTCTTGAAATGGGACAAAATGCCCTAGTGAATTTAATGAATTAACTATATTTCTTCCTGCATAGCCGTATCCATTTTCGCCTTTTATGTTTACAACTGGCGTAGAAAATGAAATATTCATAAATTCTTCCTGGTCAACTAGGTTGACACGTCTTATTAATTAATGCTACTATTATAGTTCGTTATCTCTAAAGGAGGAAATGCCAATGGAGAGAATCAAACAACGTTTGAGCGATGTTGCTCATAATTGGGCGTATATAGGAATGATAACATTATTCCTATTTTCCGTCCAGCCTGGGCCAACAATAACTCAAGCACTAACAACTGTACCTGCAAAGGTACCAAAAAACCGAAAAACAACTAAAAAGAGAAATAATAAATAAGTTCAGTAATGATACTTATAAGCATTCAGAAATGCTTGCAGCCGAAGATTTAAAAGATTTATTATGGGCTGTAGGATTTGAAGGAACTGCTTTAAAAACAGCTTGGGCTGTTGCTAGGGTAGAGTCTAATGGAAGACCATTAGCTTTAAACGACAACAAATCAACTGGTGATAAATCTTACGGAATTTTTCAAATTAATATGCTGGGGCAACTTGGTGTAAATAGAAAAGAAAAATTCAATTTAGTTTCAAATAAGGAATTATTTGATCCAGTAACGAACGCAGAGATAACGTACTATATGACCAAAGGCGGAAAAGATTGGTCATCTTGGCCCAACTCAATAGGAAAGGCCAAAACTCTTATCAAAGAGTTTCCAGCATCATAAGGAGCAATATTGGGAAAGATACAAACCGTATCTAGATATATAGCTTTATCAGAGGAAGGCCTTGTTCCAAGACTTGAATGTCCAATGGATCAGGGCCTTCTGATGCCTAACATAACTTTAGACGATAAAGAATTTCTATATTGCTTATCCTGTAATTATCAAAATTTCATAGGAATTAAGTTCTATGAAGATATCTTAGAGAAAATAAAGGTAGCAGAAAATGGCTGATCAAGAGTCTCAAAGCTTAGAAGATAATTTACCTATGGTTAATTACATCATGCTTCATAGAATTTATGACATGTTGACTATTATGGCTAACAAGGTAGATTCTGAAAAAACTGAAAAAATGATTAAATATCATGAAGAAGGATATTTACTTGGACCGTCCCCTTCATTTACCCCTCAAGAGGGTTCTGAGGAATCTGATACAGAATTTGTTCAAGATATCCTTGACTTAGAAAAATAAGTATTTTATAATAAACAGGTATGGGTCGTAGCATCCCACAATGTTCCCCATACTTAGTTCGTAAGAACTAGCACTGCCCAATCGGATCCGCCTCTGATTGGGTTTTGTGTTTATTAGCGGTATAATAGAATAATGAGCGTTAGCCACACAATACTTCCAATAACTTCAAGCCAAGTACATCTTACTAGTTGGAACCCATTGCGGTCTTATTCATCAATTATAATTAAAAATATTTCTTTTGGAAACGTATATATTGGAGCTAGTGGTGTAACAACTAATAGTTATGGATTTAGATTATTGCCTGAACAAACATTGAGTATTACACTTGGACCCTATGATGAAATATATGGAATATCAGACTCTTCGGCAGAAGTGTCTATGCTAGTATTGGAGAACTAATGGCAACTTATATTAATGCTACCTCTGGAATACCTCAGTATTCTCCTTCCACCCCTGCTTCATTTGGATTTGATGCTTTTGGAAGAACTAAAATTGCACAGCCATATACATTATTTGATAATCAACATAGGTACACATCTGGAGATGAGTTTAGCGATTTAACAAGTGGTACGGCAACTGTATCGTATTTAGAAAATGAATCTACAGATTTGCTAACAATAGGTACCGCTTCTGGGGACAAAATATACAGAGAGTCTAAAAAAGTATTTCCATATCAGCCTGGTAAAGCCTTAACTGTATTTCAAACTTTTGTTTTTAATCCTGCTAAAACTGGCCTACGTCAAAGAGTAGGATATTTTTCTAGACAAAATGGGGTCTATCTACAAAAAAGTGGATCTGTAGTGTCTATTGTAAAAAGAACTTATGCTGGTGGAATTATAGAAGAAGAAGTAATTAATCAATCTAATTGGAATGTTGATACAATGAATGGCTTTGGGCCAAGTCGAGTAACTCTAGACCTATCTAAAGCACAAATATTTTTTATGGAGTTTGAATGGCTTGGGGTTGGGTCGGCAAAAGCAGGATTTGCTATAAATGGTCAATTTATTACAGTCCATCAATTTAATCATGCCAATATTACAAATAAGGTTTATATGACTACCGCTACTCTTCCGCTTAGATATGAAATTGAAAATATTGCTAGTACCGATAGCTCTAGTTCTATGAGACAAATATGTGCATCTATATTATCTAATGGTGGATATGATAGAAAACCAGAGGTATGGTCTGCATCAAGAGCTACTCTATTCCAGAACATAGGAACAACATTTGTACCACTTGCAGCAGTTCGTCTTAAATCTGGCAGAATGGATTCTGTAGTTCAAATAGCAAGACTAAATATAGCTACTACATCTAATAATTTATTTGAGTTTGCTCTACTAAGAAATCCAACAATTACTGGTGGTGATTGGGTAGAAAATACCCCCACTCAAGATACAGAATATAACGTAACAGCAACATCTCTTACTGGAGGAACAATTGTACGTAGAGGATTTTTAGCTGGATCTAATCAGAACAATGCTGCTACTGATTTAGAAATAGAAAATAGCTTTGACTTACAACTAGGAAGAACTAATTCCGATACCCCAGTATCAGATGTTTATTGTTTAGCCATAAGAACTGTTTCTAGCACAGGGGACGCCGTGGGCTCCATCCAGTGGCATGAATTAATCTAATTATTTAATATAGTGCATTGCGAAAAAAATAAAGTGCGAAAAAAGTGCTTCGGCGAGATAGAGACCCTTTCCCCATATTCCCACATATAACCCACCATCTAACCCCAAAGATTTGCCATTTAGGCCTTAGAAGGCCGATATGGGGTATTTTAAAAAAGGCGGGTGAAATCAGATATGAACCCTATCCCCCTATATATAATAACAAGGAGAATATAAAGTAGAGAGATAATACCAGGATAATCAATCTATTCATATGTTCCATTCATAATATCTTAGTCAACTAGAATATATTAAGCAAATAAGGCAAAGAATGAATAAGCTATGATTATGATTAATATACTGGCAATTGCTCTATTTAGTAGGTTTTTCATTTTTCCCCGCCCTTCTTTTATGAGTTCTTACTCTATGACAATTTGAACACACTATCTCACATTTAGCTATCTCTTCATCTATCTTCTTCTTAGATAGAGTAGATATTAATTCCATAACATTTTTATGTTTGCGCCCTCTTACATGATCAAAATCCATTACATAATATGGATATGATATTTTACAGTCTAAACAAGGAGTAGAAGATTTTAGCTCCTGGATATATTTTATCAAGAAAGCCTTATGTTTCCGATCAGTCGTCTTCTCCGACTTCATACCTTAAGTATATCTTTTAATTATTCTAATCCATATATATCTTAGTTGACTAGAATATTAGATAATATAAAATGTTAATAAAATTTTTATTTTCCAGTATATGTATTATATATTGTTTTTTATTGGATACTTCCAGATTTAGAGAATACAAACCCTATACCCTTAAAATATAATTTTAAAGTATCCCCGAAACTGTCCAGTTTATAAGACTGCAATTCATCGGTTGAATAATCTATAATCTAGATTACCAGACTAATAACACTTCCGTCATTGTCGAACTTGGAGTTTAAACCCTTGATATCATCTCCGAAAACTATCCAAGGTTAGAATTATAACATTAAAAAATTATGTGTGTCAAGGAAGCATATGCTGGAGATCTAGGATTCGAACCTAGGACCTAGAAGTTAACAGCTTCCCGCTCTGCCTGCTGAGCTAATCCCCAATTTATTTATTATAACATTTATAATCCTAGTTGACTAGTAATTTAGATCTATGAAAATGTTAATAGGATTTTAATTTGTATGATGCACATATTTAAAATGTCCGATTTATCCCATTAGAGCGACCATATTTGGGGCATATGTGGCTTAACTCACACAATTAATTTTCAAAATGTCCGACATGTCCGATTTGAGAGTGGCAAAATGTCAGTGCCCTATGTTAGGCTTATTGTATAAGTAATCAACGAAAGGACTACTAAATGATAACTACAATTAAAGCAATAGACGAGGCTTACTCTACTCTATCCCCCGCTCTTAAAGATTATTTTGATGAGCATTGCTGGACATATGAGCAAGCCTATCTCTACTACTCTGAGCATTGGGCTTATCAAGACCGCTCTGATGAGCGTATAGCCATGATGGCTATTGAGCATGTTTTATCTAGTATTGACGCTCTAAAGAATGACACCTACGGGGCTTACTAATGTGAGCGACATCACACCCGCAAGGCTTGTGCTTTGTCGGTGTGGTGTGATAAGGTTTCACCATAACAAAAACGAAAGGTAATAAAATGGATAACACACAAAACGCAATAGACGCTCTAAAGTTGGCTAACCAATTACTGGGCGACATGTTCGGAATTGACGAAAGTGAGGATAACTAAATGATGACTAAATGGGACACTATTCAAGCAGATGTAGCAGACGCTTATCGCCACCTAGATGAATTAGAGGTGTTAGATAAACACAATAGCGAAACACTATTTGATGAGGACATGATTAGCCTTGATGAGGTAATCGAAAATGAATTAACACTAGATTGGGAGGAGGCAGAATAAATGGAGTTTTATTTAGATTTAGATTATCTTTCTTTCTATGTAAATAATTTATATCCTAGCGGTATAGCAATAGAGATACCTACATGGGTAATCGTTGGCACTATTTGCTTAACCTATTCGATTAAATTACTAAGGAGAGATAAATAAATGGCTAACCCTAGCGGATTTTACACCTGCCCTAAATGTGGCAGGTTAAACGCTGGCGCATATACTAAATGCGTGTGTGAGGAAACTCACAAAGAATAAACGGCGTGTCGCCTTGACAAATGCGGCAGCTG